ACCCTGCCCACAGGCGCATCAGCCCCATCACCCCGCTCCGGGGTCTCTCGTCTCGGCATCTCGGAAGCATCCATCCTCGGGTGTCCTTCGACAAATGGATGTCCAAGGAAAAGAGGGCCAGCTCAGGTGGAATTCAGCGCCAGCTGGTTGTCCGCCAGCCGAAACGCCCGCGCCTGTGCCTCGGTCAGATGTCCGAGCCGGATGGCGGGCACCTCTTCGAGGCCGAGCGCCTTAGCGGCGAGGACGCGGCCATGGCCGGCGATCAGCACGCCGGCGTCGTCCACCAGCACCGGCACGTTGAAGCCGAACTCACCGATCGAAGCAGCAAGCTGCGCCACCTGCTCGGGCGGATGCTGTCGGGCATTCGCCGCGTAGGGCGCCAGCGACGCCACCGGCATCATCTCAAGCTGCAGGTCAGGCAGCATCAACCATCTCCGTGCGCACCGCAGCGATGGCGTCGTAGTCCCGCCCGTCGCCGTCGAGCGTCACCGGCAGATCAGGGTGCAGCATGCGCCACCGTGCGAGCGCGAGGTCGACGTAAGCTGGCGCAAGCTCGATGGCGGCGACGCGCCGACCCGTGCGCTGCCCGGCGAGGATGGTCGTGCCCGAGCCGCCGAAGGGCTCGAACACGACGTCGCCCTCGTCCGTGTAGGCGCGCATCAGGAACTCTGGCAGCGCGACCGGGAACACCGCCGGGTGCTCAGTCTCAATGCCGCGCCCCTTGTGTCGGGTGATGCGCAGCACGCTGTCCGGGATGCGCATCTCCTGCACCGGCAGGCCGATGTGGGTGTAGGCCTTCACCTCGCCGTCGGCGGCACGCAGCCCGCTGCCCTTATTCGGCGTGCCTGCCCATTTGCAGGGGAGAATCTTGTTCGGCGCGCGGGCCTCGCGGTTGAAGTGGAAGACCAGCTCGAAGGCCGGTGCCAGGCGGCCGTTCCAGTCACCGGGCAGCCCGGGGCCCTGGTCCCAGGCATACAGACCGAAGCGCCGCCAGCCTTGCACGCGCATCCAGTCCAGCCAGCCCCGCCAGTAGGGCAGCCACTCGCCCTCGCGGTGGATCAGCCCGAGGTTCACCAGGACCTGCGCGTCGCGTCGCAGCGCGCCGTCGAGATGGGCGAACACGCCCTGCATCAGCGCGTCCCAATCGGACACGCCGCCGGTCGTGTAGTCACGCTGGTTGCCGTAGGGCGGGCTCGTGAAGAGCAGCGCCGCGCGATCGGCGGCCATGACGCGCGCCACAGTCGAGCGGTTGGTGCTGTCACCGCAGGCGAGGCGGTGCTCGCCCAGCAGCCAAATGTCGCCGACGCGTGCAACGGCCGGGCGCGGCGGGTCCGGTTCGGCGTCGGCCGGATCCTCCGCCGGCTCAGCGCCATCCGCGTCCGGCTGGTTGCCAGCAGCCGGCTCGGCACCGCTGGCAACCGCTGGCGCCGTGAGGTTGCCGGGCTCGGTTTCCAGCCCTGCCAGCAGCCGCTCGATCTCCGCGCCGTCGAAGCCGGTCAGCGCCAGGTCGATGCCGCCCGTCTCCTGCAGCTTCGCGACCTCAGCCGCGAGCAGCGCCTCGTCCCAGCCGGCGTTCAGCGCGATGCGATTGTCAGCGAGGCGATACGCGGCCTTCTGCGCCTCGGTCAGGCCGGCACGGACGATGGTCGGCACGGTGTCGAGGCCAAGGGACTTCGCGGCCAGCAGCCGGCCGTGGCCAGCAATGATCTCGCCGCGCTCGTCGACCAGCACCGGCGCGACGAAGCCGAACTCGAGGATGCTGGCCGCGATCTGCGCCACCTGCTCGGCGGAATGCGTGCGCGCGTTGCCGGCATAGGGCAGGAGCGCGGCGACCGCACGCGCCTCGAAGGCGCTCGCAGACCATGGGGCCTGGGGCATCTGCACCTGCGTGATCGTGGAATGGTGGCCGGCGCGGCTGGCAACTGCGCGACGCTGGCAACCTGGAAAACTGGTCTGGCGCTAGGAAACTTGCGCGCGTCCGCCTCCCGCATAAGCCAATCTCCAGGAAGGACCCGAGCGGAAGCGAGTTTGGCGCAATTCCACCGAATAGCGATTGCATACCACTTGTGGTCTCCACGCGTCAAGCGCGTCGTCCGCGCAGGCGTGCGATGAGGCCGTAGTGTTGGGCAAGCATGCCAAGCGCTGCGATGAGGATTCCCTGGGCTTGGACGTGGCCCACGGGGCGCCCTCCCCAGCCTTGACGAGTCGCCCATTCACGGATGGAGAGCTCGCAGCCCACGACGTGCCAGACGCAGGAGCCGGCAGGGCTTGTTGGGCCGCCGAGGGCGTCCATGGCGCTCGCGACGCGCTCGCGCGCAGCGGCGGTGCGTTCCGTCAGCGTCTCGCCGGTTGCAGCGGGGACGCGGAGGAGGGGCGCGGCGCGGAGAGGGTCGAGGGCGGCGGCGCGGAAGGCGGAGCGGAAGGCTTCGCCCGCCGCGTGCATCTCCGGGCCGATGGTGCCGCGGGCGAGCATCAGGCCGAGGGTGTCGATCGCGCGCCGCACGGCGACGGGGGTGCCCGTTTCCGGATCGGCGATGCGCTGTGGCGGGGTCACTGCGCCATGCTGCAGCCGCCACGACGTCGGCTTGTCGAGTCGCGGGGGAGGGGGGCTCGCTTCCTTTTACGTGCCATGGCGACCTCTGCGTGTGTCCCAGCGCTTCATCGCGCGGAGGGCGACGACGTTCTGCTCGCGCCAGCCGCGTTGGGCGGTCTCACTGGACGTCTCTCTGGGCGTCGATCGCCCACAGCAGCAGGGCCAGCGCGTCGGCCTCGTTGTCGTCCGCGGGCGCGAAGCCGCGGGCCCGCATCGCGGCGATCACCGCGTCCTTCGGCGCGTTGCCCTTGCCGGTGGCGAAGCGCTTGATTGTGCCGACCGGGACGCCCTGGTAGGGGACGCCGGCGCCTTCGCACCAGGCAGTCAGATGCGCCAGGAAGCCCCCGTAGACGTGGGCCGCCGTGGTCCCGGCGTGGCGCCGGACCTCCTCGAAGACGATGCTGCGGAGCGGGCCGGCGCTGGCAGCCATGCTGTCCAGCCAGCGGCGAAAGCGCAGCCAGCCCATGCCTCCGCCCTCGAAGCGTCCCGGCCGGAAGGTCGCGGTGCCGGAGGTGACGGTGCCGTCGGCCAGTCGCACCGCCCAGCCGAGGGTGCTGCCGAGGTCAAGGGCGAGCAGGCTTCCCGTCGGCGGTGCCCGGTCGATGACGCAGATGACGCTGGGTCCGGAAACACCCGTCGCGCGTGCGCGTGTGTGCGCGCGAACGGGTATTTGGGTAGCCTGCGTCATCTGCGTCACTCGAATGGCCGAGCCTTCGCCGTTTTTCGCGTTCATGCGCTGCATCCCTTTCAGAACTGGATGGCGCCAGCCGGCGTCACCGGCTGGCAAAGGCGGAGCCCACGCAGCTGGCGTGCGGAACCTTTGCGGTGCAGTTCGAAGCCACGATTGAGGAGGTTGTCGGAGAAGCGCCTGACCGAGCCGACGTACTCGCCGCCTGCCTCCGCCCATGCCTTCCAGCTTGCGAAGAGCACCGCCGTCGCCTCGACGTGGTTGACTCCGCGCTCACAGGAGTCGGCCAACCAGCGGCCGAGCGCGTCCTCGGCTTCGAAGTACTCGTCGGTGGCAGCCAGGACCGTGGCGGGCGGGCGCAGCCCGACACGCTGCCATTCGAGACAGCCCTGCAGCGCCCAGGCCAGGATGCCGTCGCGCTCCGCCAGCAGCCGCTCGGGCAGCCGCTTGTCGCGCTGGGCAGGCGGGATGGTCACCGTGAAGGGCACCATGTGCAGCCGCCGCCGCATCGCCTCATCAACGTTGCGGATGGACGGCTTGTGGTTCCCCGCGACCAGCAGCTTGAACTACGGGGTGAACTCGAAGAAGTCCTGCCGCATGAAGCGCGCCGTGATGCGGTCGCCGCCGGTGAGCGCCTTGAGCTTGCTCTCTGCCCAGCGGCTGCCCTGCTCGGTCTCGATCGAGGTGACAATGCGGGCGCCGCGCAGCCCGGCCATGTCGGTCGGGTGGCGATCGCCGGCGGTCGCCATGAACATGTCCATTGGCGCGACGGTGGCGTAGTCACTTAGCAAAGCCGTCAGCGTGTTGGCGAAGACCGACTTGCCGTTCGCGCCGGTGCCGTAGAGGAAGAACAGCGCGTGCTCGGTGGTGACGCCGGTGAGCGCATAGCCGACCACCCGGCGAAGGTAGGCCTGCAGCTCCACGTCGCCGCCGGTGACCTGGGCGAGAAAGCCAACCCAAGCCGGGCATTCCCCCTGGGGCGCCGCACTGGTGATCTTCGTCATGCACAGGGCGCGGTCGTGCGGGGCGAGCGCGCCGTTGCGCAGATCCACGACGCCGGCAGGGGTGTTCAGCAGCCAGGGATCGCGGTCCCAGACCTCGGCCGTGGTGGCATGACGGCGATCGGCGCGCGCGAGGCGCTCGACGGCCGCGACCGTCGAGGCCTGCGACAGCTTCGTCCGCACCTTGTTGCTGTTCGCGCGGTTCGCCGCGGCGCGGCAGACGCGGCGGGCCAGATCGAAGGCGCGCAGCGTGCCCTCCCGCTCCCAGCGCGAGCCGGTCCAGGTGAGCCAAGCCCCCCAGACGGCGACGTGCCGCCAGTCCTCACCGTGCTGCTCGCTGAACTCGGCGGCGAGCGCGTCCTCGGTGAAGCCGACCGGCAGCAGGACATCATCGCCGGGCCCATCGCCACCGGCTCCGGCCTGGTCGGGCTCGCCAGCACCCGCGCCGGGGTGACTGGCCTCAGCGCGACGCCACAGCCGCTCAGCCTCGTGGCGCAGTCGGTCCTCGGGCCAGGGCGGGGTGATCCGCGCGGTGTTGTAGTCGCAGATCTCCTGCCAGGCCTGGGCCGCGGTGACGAAGCCGTCCTGGCAGCGGCGGATCCAGTAGCCGATGATCCGGGACAGCGCATCGAAGCGGGTGATGCCGTCGGCGGCGCCTTCTCGCACCTTCTGGCTGAAGAGGTCTGTGACGTCGCCACGATTGGCGCTTGCGCCGTTGAAGTCGAGCGGGTCCTCCGCTGGGTCCGGCGCCACCTCGCTGCCCACTCCCGCCAGGGGTGGCATGGCGAGCACGGCCTCAGCGAATTCGGTCAGGTCGCGATCAAGACCGCTTGTGGTGCGGATCGCGACGAGGCGCTTCAGGCCGCCCTTGGCGTGCACCGACCCGGCGACGCGGATCGGCTGGTGTGCCGAGCGGAAGGCCGGATCGCCGCCGACCTTCACCGCGATCGCGTGTCGGAGGCGGCAGACCGTGGCGAGGTCCTCACCCGTGGCCGGCTCGGTGAGCCGCCAGTAGAGGTGGAGCTTCTCCTGGCCCTCCGGCGTGACGCCGCCCGAGGCGACCTCGAGGCTGGGCGCGCCCAGGTGGTAGAGGAGGTGCGCCCGCTTGGCCGCGATATCGCCGCCATCCAGGTCAACCAGCACCACCTGCATCTGCGCGATATGCTCGGCGCTGGCTTGGCCGGGTGCTGCGACCGTGCCTGGGATGACGTAGAGCGCCATGCCCGCCTCGGCGGCCCACTGCGCCTGCACCGCAAGCTTCGCCGGCAGATCGGCATCGGCCGGCAGGAAGGGTGTGTGCGGCGCGCGGTCGGGCCCGCCCTTCTCGGCCAGCGCGCGAACCGCGACCCAGCCCTCGCACCACCCGAAGACCATGTCGGCATAGGTCGCGACCATGGCGGGATCGGGGGCGACCGGCATGGGCGACATCACCTCGGCGGCGCTCATGACCAGCACCGCGTGCGCCAGGGGCATCGGCTGCACTCGATATGCTCGGGCTCGGCTGCGACGCGCGGCAGCCACTCGCCGGCGTCGCAGGCCTGCAGGACGCGCACCGCCTTGTCACTGGTCGCCTGGGCCAGCGCGCCGTCGAAGGGCACGAGCTCGTGGTGCAGCTCGGCGGTGTCCTTGTTTACCGCGGTGAACAGGGCCGGCGCCTCGGTCAAACCCATATAGGCCTGGTAGAGCGCGATCTGCGCCGCGTAGATCGGCTTCGTTGCAGCGACGCCGCGCCGCACGATCTCCTTCCAGTTCCGGGCGTTGGCCGACTTGCACTCCCACAGGGCCGGCACGGCGACGACGGCCTGCGCCGGCGCGGGCGCCGCGACGACCACGCCGTCGATGTGCCCCCGCACGCGGCCGCCGGCGACGGAGAAGCCGAACTACTCGCCGGCGCGGCTGCGGGTGCGGAGGTCGAAGCCGGCGCGCCGTAGCCAGCCGATGGCGAGGTCCTCGAAGACATCCCCCACCGCGAATATGCGGAGCGTCTGCCCCGAGAAGCCGGTGTCCGGGTCGCGCGGGACGTCGAGGAACTCGTACTGCAACCGCCGGGCGCAGGGATCACCGAGGCGCGACCCGCCGAGGTATTCTCGGCGCGCCCGCGTGCCGTTCTCCGTCACGAGCGCTGCATCGATCAGGTCGTTGATCGCCTCTGCCGCGGTCGGCGGCTTTGGGCGGTGATTGAAGTCGAGGCTGGCGTCCGTCATCAGATCGGGACCTCCGGCGTCGAGGGGGAGGCGGAGGCTCGCATCGCGTCCTGGAAGGCACCGACCGCCACCTCGGCGAGTGTCAGCACCTGCTGTTCGGAGAGGGCATTCAGCGGCGTGGTCCAGCCGATCTCGGCCATCACCTCCGCCATGGCGCGCATCGCCGCGCGGAGGGCGGCGCGTTCCTGTTCGGTGAGGTCAACCATGGCCGGCCCCTTCCAGACGGCGCGTTGCGTCCACCAGCCCTGGCAGGTGATGGAGCAGAACGACGCAGAAGGCCGCGGCGGCCGCGACGGGGTCGGGTCGAACCAGCCGAAGCCGCGCGCCGGCCGCCTGCACACGGCGCAGAGCGAGCGAGGCGCGGGCGCGAGGGACATCGTCGTGCTCCCGGCTCATGCCGCCCTCCCGAGGCCATCGGGGAACACCGCAGCCAGGATCTGCGGCCGGTGCCAGAGGAAGTTCAGCCGGCAGTTCGCCGCGTATTTCGACAGGCCGAAGTCCAGCGCCGGATCGGCGTCCCCGGCCTTCACCAGCAGCTCGCGCTGGCGCGGGCTGGCGGGGTGGTTCAGCCAGAGGCGGCTCTTGGTGGCGGCGGCCCCGGTCTCAGCCTGGCGCAGGAAGTCGTCGGCCCCGGCCAGGACCTGGGCACGCTCGCCGACGCCGAGATGCCGCAGGCGCCCCTGGCGCAGCTTGCCGACGGCGTGCCAGTGCTCCCCGTCGAAGAACACGCCGGCCCAGGCGTCGAAGCCGGAGGCGATCATCGCGTGGCCGTCGCCGTGCATGTCCCACCAGCGGAAGGGCGAGCGGTCCAAGAGGTCGATCTCGG